TCATCTGCGCCGCGAGGAGCGTCCAGCGCGCGAGGCACGAGTACGCCCGCTGCCAGCACCGATGCTCCCGCCACTGCCGGAGCTGGCATCGCCATCACTGCCGCCGCAAGACCGCTTCGATGCAGACATCGAGCCGTCGTTGCAAATGAACTTGCTGCCCGAGCAATGTGAGACACCGCCCTTTTTGCCGGAACAGGGTCGATTGCCGCGCGCCTCCGCGGCGGCCGGCGCAAGGAACACAGCGAAGGCGGCGAGGCTCAGCAGGCGGCGGGTGAGCATGGGACAGTCTCCGGTAGGGCAGCCAGATATCAGGGCAGGGTGACGTAGACGCGAATATCCTGGCCATTGCTGGCACGGAGGACGTAGCGCACGCCCATGAAGGTTACCTCACCCCGTTGGGTTGAGGCTGACGCCGTGACCAGCCGGTCCACCAGCTGCCCCCGCTCCTTGGGCGACGCATTCGGGGAGAAAACCTTGGCGGCGGCGAGGAGGAAGCTGATTGCATGGGCGGCACCCGGCCGTGACGGTGCAAAATAGGCGGCCACCTCTTCCACCGGGGTTCCGGTGCCATTGCCTACAACCATTACATATGCGCCGCGATCAAGATCGTGGCGGCACTGCCCGCCCTCCTGCTGGCAATCGACGAAGCGCATGGGCAGGCCAGCCTTGCCGAAGGCGAAATGCAGGGTGGAGGTCAGCGGCAAAGGGCTGGCCTGCGCCACGGCCGCCGACAGACTTGCGACCAGCGAGGCGACAAAAATCAGCATTCTCATAGGGGATGCTCCATCCAGAAGACCTTGCCCACCACCCGCAGCTGCTCCGCGTCAGCAGCGCTGAGGGTTTCGGGCGCATAGGCAGGGTTGTCAGACTTCAGGGTAATCGTGCCGCCAAACTGTCGCTGCACACGTTTCAGGCGCACATCGTCATCGAGCACAAGAACGTAAATTCCGTCATCGCGCACTCGACGGACGCCGCCGTCCACCAGAACGACCGTTCCATCGGCGATCGTCGGCAGCATGCTGTCGCCCACCGCCCTTATGAAGTGGCATTTGTCGATTCTTACACCGTAGCGGCGCAAGAGCGTTCGCGAGAACGGAATGTGGCTGAGCACCTCGACGAAGCCGTTGTGCGCCCCCGGACCCGCAGAGCCCACCACATTGAGCACCGGGATCTGGATAGTGTCGGGCGGCTCGGGTGATTCATTCTCCATTTTCGGGATGGTTTCGGACGATGTAGCAGCCTCGATCCCGAAAATGATCCAGTCCACAGATGTACCGGATGCACGTGACAGGTCCGCAAGTCGCGAGGCTGGCATTTCGGTTTCTCCCCGCATGTATCGGTCCAACGTACTGTTAGGAATACCTGTTTTCTGAAGAACGGCCGCGCGCCCCCCGGCGCGCTCAACCGCGAGCGCGATCCGCTTTACCATTTCTGGATCGACGACGCTCAAAGAGGCCCGAACATGGTGAACACATCCCAAATACGACTTGACGGCCGTCCCATATTTGGTAACCGTCAACCAGTGTTGATTGCTGGCTTGGTTAACATGCCAGCCAAAAACGGGAAACCCATGCTCCAGCCGTGGCATCGTGCCGACATAGTTGCCGCCGTCCGCAAACGCGGCTCGACCCTTCGCCAGCTGTCACTGCAGCATGGCTTCGCGGAGAGCACACTGCGGGCCAGTCTGGAGCGGCTCCACCCGGTGGCCCACACCATCATCTCGGAGTTCATCGACCAGCCCCGGCAGATCATCTGGCCGCAGTTTTACGACCTGGATGGTCGGCGCATGAGCCTGCCAGAGCAGCGTCGCCGCGCCATCATCGCAGCCCGAGCGCAGCGGAGCGCCGCATGACGCCGGGAGAGCTTTTCCCCGGCCAAGTCGCCCTTATCGACGCCTCCGTGCGCCTGCGGCCCGTGGACCCCGATCGTGTGGGCGCGCTAGCGGCATCCATGCGCGAGATAGGGCTGCAACAGCCCATTATCGTCCGGCCGGGCCGGGGCGGCTTTGTGCTGGTCGCTGGCGGCCACAGACTTGAGGCAGCCCGGCTGCTGGGGTGGGAGTTCATCCCGGCCATTCTCGCCGATGTGGGCGAGGCCCAGGCGGCGATCATCGAGATTGACGAGAACCTCATCCGCCACGAGCTCAGCGCGCTTGATTTCGCGATCTCGGTGGCGCGGCGGAAGGCGCTCTATGAAGCGCTCAATCCGCAGGTTAAGCACGGGGGTCGCCGTGAGAAAAATGGCGAGGCAACACCAGAAACCAAAGACTTGGACCAAGTCGCAAACCTTGCGACTTGGTCCCGCTTCTCGAAGGACGCGGCGAAGCGCACGGGCCTGAGCGAGCGCACGTTTCAGTATGCCGCGGGCATCATGCAGCGCCTGTCGCCGGAGGTGGTGGCGCTGGTGCGCGCCACCAAGCTGGCCCACAACGGCGCCGCCCTCAAGAAGCTTTCCCGCCTTCCGCCTGACGCCCAGCTCGCGGCGGTGCAGGCTTTGGTGGCCGGACAAGCGCGGACGCTTGCCGCCGCCCTGCTGGTCAGCGGCCATGCCGAGCCCGTGGCCATCGATCCTGACGAAGCGCTGATGGCGCGGTTTCAGGATCTGCTCTCCCGCAGCAATGCCACCACGCGGCGCCGCATGTTGCTGGGCCTCATCCGGCATGTGCGCTCCGGCGAGCTGCCGGCGCTGGCCAATGCGCTGGCCGAGCGCCTGCCCAACCGGGGTCGCAAGCTGGTGAGCGACGCACTCGCGGCACTGGTGGACGGGCAGGAAGCCGCCTGATGCCGCAGCCTGCACCCACCCGTCATTGGTACACGCTGGCCGAGTTGCTGCCCGCGGCCGCGCCCGATCTGCCCGACACGGCTTCCGGCCTGATGGAGCTGATCCTGCGCGACCGGTGGCGCGAGGACAGCAGGCGTGCCCGTGTCCGCTTCGGCCAGGGCGGCGGCTATGAATACCACATCAGCCGGTTACCTCTGGCCGTGCGCGCCCGCCTGCTGGCGATGGACGAAACCGCCCTGCAGGCCGGAACTTCCTCGCAGCAGGGGGCTTCGAAGGCGCTTCGAAGCCCCGCGTGGGCAACGTTCGAACGCCTGCCCGAGCGCGCGAAGGCGAAAGCGCAGGCCCGGCTTGCCGCCGTCATCGCCGCACAGGCGGGCGGGGATGGTGTGACGCGGGCAGCAGCTGTGGCGGCCACGGCCACGGAGCATGGTGTGTCGCCCTCGTCCTTGTGGGGCTGGCTGGCGCGTGTCGAGGGCGTGGCGAGGGTCGATTGGCTACCGGCGCTGGCCGACCAGCGGGCGGGCGAGACCGGCAACCGCGCCCAGATCGCTCAGGACGCGTGGGACTACTTCCTCGCCGATTACCTGCGGCTGGAGCAGCCGGGGCTCGCCGAATGCTACCACCGCCTGCAGCGGGCGGCGCGATCCCACGGCTGGGGCACGCTGCCCAGCCTGAAGACACTGCAGCGTCGGCTCGACCGCGAGGTGAGCCAGGCCGCCCAGACGCTGGCGCGCAAGGGCCGCGAGGCCTCGCGCGTCATGGCGCCCGCCCAGAGGCGTGACCGGACGGTGTTCGCGAGCCTCGAAGCGGTGAACGCCGACGGCTACAAGCACAACGTCTTCGTGCGCTGGCCGGACGGCGAGATCCGCCGCCCCATCAGCATTGCCTTTCAGGACATCCGTTCCGGCCTGTGGCTGGCGCGCCGCACGGACAAGACCGAGAACAAGGAAGCCACCCGCCTTGCCATCGGCGACATGGTCAGCCGCTACGGCATCCCCGAGCATGTCTACTTCGATAACGGGCGCCATTTCAGCTCGAAGTGGCTGACCGGGCGAACCGCCTTCCGCTTCCGTTTCACCATCCGCGACGAGGAGCCCGAGGGCATTCTGACCGCGCTTGGCCCGAAGGTGCACTTCACCACGCCCTACAGCGGCCGATCAAAACCCATCGAGCGGAGCTTCCGCGAGATTGGCGGCACCATCGACAAGCACCCGTTGTTCGCGGGCGCCTGGACCGGCAACCGCCCCGACGCCAAGCCCGAGAACTATGCTTCTACCGCCATTCCGCTGGATGTCTTCGAGCGGGTCTGCCTCTCCGAGGTGGCCGAGCATAATGCGCGCGAGGGACGGAGCGGGCTGGGCATGAACGGTCGCAGCTTCGACCAGGTATTTGCCGCCCATGCCCCAGAGCTGGGCTTCCGGCGCGCCACGGTGGAGCAGCGCAGGCTCTTCCTGCTGGCGGCGGAAGGGGTGACGGCCCGCAAGCCCGACGGCCGTATCGAGCTGTTCGACAACCGCTTCTGGTGCGACGCCTTGGCGGAGCGCATTGGGCAGAAGCTCATCGTGCGGTTCGATCCCCAGCACCTGCACGAGGGCGTGGCTCTCTACACCCTCGACAACCGCTTCATCGCCGAAGCCGGCCGCCTCGACGATGTGGGCTTCAACAGCGTGGACGATGCCCGCGAGGCTGCCCGCCTGCAGAGCCAGATCCTGCGCGGCCGCCGCGAGGAGCTGGAGCTTATCCGCAGGCTGGACATCGCCGAGCTCAAGCGGCTCACGCCCGTGGATGCACCAGCGCCAGAGCCCGAGCCCCAGAAGGTCGTGCGGCTGGTGGCCGGTGGCGGCGGCCGCAGACCCGCCCGAGCTCTCGACTTCAACGCGCTCTCCAGCGCGCTCGACCGCATCAACCCGGACGGGGTGACACCCATCCGGCGCAACACCTGACGCCACAACAGGGCCGCCAGAGCCCGACCAGCCCCAGAGGACCACGTGACAGAGACAGTTCTAGCCCACAATGGCCAACCGGCCAGCGAGTACATCAACGACATCCGCAAGGCCGTGAAGCGCCACTCGGAGGCCACCGGCGTCTCCCAGGCGGAGATCGCCAGAGGCAGCGGCGTGTCATCCAGCACGCTGAGTGAGTTCCTGCGCAACACCTACCGCGGGAACATGCTGCAGGTGGCAGAAACTCTCGAGAAGTGGGTGGGAGCCGAGACCGACAAGCTGGAGCACAGCTATGCGGTAATCAGCGACCCGCCGTTCATCGAGACGAGCCTCGCGAAACAGGTGCTCACAGCGCTTCGTTATGCCCACGTCAGCCCGTCGATGGCGGTGGTGACACTGGGCAGCGGACTGGGAAAGACCGTCGCGCTCAAGCACTACGCCGCCACACACCTGCACGCGTACCGGGTGGTCATTCGCCCCACTGACAGCCGGCCGAACCGGGCCATGCGCGCCATTGGCCGCATGCTGGGACTGGGCGACATCATGCGGCTGCAGGACATGACGGTGCGCATCTCCGAGCGCCTGAAGCGCGAAGGTGGCCGCCAGACGCTCCTGATGATCGACGAGGCGCAGCACCTCTCAGAGGAGAGCGTCAACGAGCTGCGCTTCCTCCTCGACGAGTTCCAGTGCGGCCTTGCCCTCGTGGGCAACGAAGATCTGATGCGGCGCTACCGCCTGCAGGCGACGCGCGAGGGCTTCGGCCAGATCCATCGTCGCATCGGCACCCGCGTGGATATCCGTGTCTGCCCGCCCACGGATGTGGACCTGATCCTCAATGCCATGGGCGTCAGCGACCCCGAGCTGCGCCGGCTTTCTCATCAGGTGGCGCTCCGCCCGGGCGGCATTGGCCAAATGGTCGACACCCTCAAGCTGGCCAGCGTCAGCGCCTACGGCCACCACCGCGAGGTCACCGCGGGTGACCTCAAGGCGGCGTGGTCCAACCGCAGCCAGGAGGACATTCGATGATAAACGCACCCCCTCAAATCCACCTCCTGCGCCAGAACGAACAGGGCAAGCCGGCCAGGGGCGCACCGTCGCCAGCACTGGAGACCGCCGTGCTGGGGCTGGCCGAGGCAGCGATTGGCGCCATGCGCAAGCGTGTGGCGCTGGATGGCGCCATCGCGGAGGAGCTGCGCTTCCTCATCGTCCACATGGAGGCGGCGATCCGCGCTCCGCAGGAGCACGAGCCGTCGGTGTTCCTGCGCCGGGCGGCCGAGACGCTGCAGGGCCTCGCCGACCGCCTGGACGGGAGGCGCGCATGAGTGTCGCCCCGTTCACCGATCCGCAGCCCGATGAGCGCCCGGCGGCGCCGCAGCGCGAGCCCTCCATCAGGCACATCGCCGAGACGGTCTGCGCGACCTACGGCGTGGATTACCGTGACCTCATCTCGGCCCGGCGCACCACCAGCCTCGTGCGCCCCCGGCAGGTGGCCTACTGGCTGGCGCGCCGGCACACCCGCAAATCGCTGCCCGAGGTCGGGCGACGGCTCGGCGGCCGCGACCACACCACGGTGCTGCACGGCATCGACCGCATGGAGATGCGCCTCGCCGGTGACCCCGGACTGCGCGACGAGGTGGCCTGCATCGAGATGGCGCTGGGCGTCGGCGCCGTGGCCATCGACCGTCTTGGCCACCGGCACTTCGTGGACCGCGACGTGACCCAGACGGTCGCGGCCATCCTCGACCGCGGCCAGGCCACCACCGTGAGCATCGACGAGCTGCGCGAGATGGCCATGCTCGTGCGCTCGCAGCTGACCCCCTTGGTGGAGCGTGAAGGGGCGCGGTCCGAACCCGAACCTCCCCAGCGCGCGCTCACCGACCTGCGGCAGGCCGTCCGCGCCGTGATCGAGGCTCACCTCGCCTGGCAAAGTTCCCGCTTCTCCCGCGGCGAGGAGCACGCCGAAAGGCGACTGACAACCGTCATCACAGCCATGAAATCCACCCTGGAGAGCCAGATATGACCCAGACGCAGACCCAGCCAGAAACCCACCTGCCCGGCCGCATCGATGTCGGCGGCCAGCCCTACATGCGGGATGCCCGCGGCGCCCTCGTGCCCGTGGACCTCGTTCGGCCCATGGACCTGCTCATGGACGAGACCGTGCGCAAGGTGATGGCTTTCGCCCGGGACCTCAGCGCCCAGGTGGCGCGCTTCCGGGGGCATACTTTCCATGATGTCGCGGCGCTCCAGGCGCTGATCGCGCAGGAGTACGGCGCCAGCCTCGGCGGCGCCAAGGGCAACATCAGCCTCACCAGCTATGACGGCACCATGAAGGTGCAGGTGCAGGTGGCGGACCTGATCGAGTTCGGGCCGGAGCTGCAGGCGGCCAAGGTTTTGATCGACCAGTGCCTGACCGAATGGGGCGCGGAGAGCCGCGTGGAGATCCGCGCGCTCGTCGACCGGGTGTTCTCGGTCGGCAAGGAAGGCGCCATCAACCGCGCCGAGCTGTTCAGCCTGCTGCGGCTCGACATCGCCGACGAGCGCTGGGTCAGCGCCATGCGCGCCATCCGCGAGAGCATCCGCGTCATCGGCTCGAAGCAATACGTGCGCTTCTACGAGCGCCCGAGCCCCGACGCGCCCTGGCGCGCCGTCTCCATCGACATCGCCAGCGCCTGAGGAGGGGATGATGGCAAACTGCTTCCATGCCGACTGCACAGTCACCGACGGCGACATCGCGGATGCGCTGTTCGATGACGCTGAACTGCCGCGCCAAGGTCTACCGGCAGGCGCTGGCCCTCAAGCAGGGGCGCGCACAATGAGCGTCCGCCTCGTGCCCATGACCCAGGAAGCCAAGCGGCTCGGGTACCGTCTAAGTGCCGCGCACCTCAAGCAAATGCTTGGAAAACACCTGCTTCGTCTGGCGCAGGCCGACGCTGCCGGCGATCAGCGCGCCATCCGCAATGCTGGCCGCCGCTGCGACATCTACCAGGATGCGCTCGACCTCCGCATCCATCTCGACAGCAAAAGGAGACAGCCATGAACACCGTCATCGACATCACCCGCCGCCTGCCCGCCACGCCGCCGCCGGAGCCGTTTCCCAAGGGCACCCGCGTCCGCATGACGTTCACCGATTGGGAAACCGGCGAGATCACCGTGGAGGGCATCGTGCGCGGCCGCTCCAGCCCGACGCACCTCGTCGTCACCATCGCCGGCCTTGCCTATGCGGTCGCGCAGGCGGATTGCAGCGTCATCGCCACCCCGGCCGAGGTGGCGTGATGGGTGCCGCCAAGCCCGCCCTCGGTTACGCCAGCCGCACACAGGCCGCGCAGGCGCTGGAGCGCGAGGGTTTATCCACCCAAGCCATCGCCGGGCGGCTGGGGATCAGCCAGAACGCGGTCTCTGGCTTGCTGGCCGGCGCCAAGGCCTATGCCCGTTCCCGCGAGACGGGTCCGGTCCCGGGGCGGCCCTATGCCTCTCCCTCCGAGAGCAACCTGACGGAGCGCCGGCCCACCACCACCGCGGAGGTGCGCGAGCTGCTGCTGCGCATCCCTGCCCAGCAATTCGCCCGGCTCGTCGAGGCGGCGCGCAAGGCGGGCCATACGCCCGCCGTCTACGCCGGCCAGCTGCTGCAGGCCGCCTGGTCAGCCCGCTGCGCGCCCACGGGCGACGCCGCGCTGGATACCGCCGTCGGCCGGCTGGGCGAGCCTGACACCACGGATTGGCAGGCGGAGGCCAGGAGCCTGCAGGGCCAGCTGCAGGCCGCCAGCGGCCGCGCCGAGCACGCGCAGGCCGCGCTAGCTCAGGCCGAGCGCCAGCTCGCCATCGTGGCGGCCTCGCTCGCCGACCAGGAGGCCGGTCACGCGGCCGAACGCAAGCTGATCGAGCAGGAGCGCACCGCCCATGCCGCGCCGCCCGCGCCTGATGAACCGGCCATCACCGCCGGGCAGGCCCAGCGTATCCGCAGCTACGCCCGCTCCGGCCTCGGCACCGACGACATCGCCGCCTCCATGCGCCTGCCCCGCGAGGCCGTGGACGGCGATCGCATCACCGTCATCGATGGCGACACCGTGGCGCTGCCCTGCGCCGTGCCCGGCCGGGGCTGCGCGGAGCGCGTGCGGGTCTACAGCATCGACGCGCCCGAGACGCGCGGCGCCCGCTGCCCGGCCGAGCGTGAAGCCGGCCTGAGGGCCAAGGCGCGTCTGGCCGCGCTGCTGCGCCGACAGGCCGTGAGCATCGAACGCTGCGAGCCCGGCATCAACGGCCGCGCGCCCCGTTGCACCGACCGCTACGGCCGCACGCTGGCGCGCCTTGTCACCGCCGCCGGCGACGTCGGCAGCGTCCTCATCGCCGAAGGGCTGGCCACGCGCTGGCCCGTGCGTGCCGACTGGTGCGGGGGTGGTGAGTGATGAGCGCGGTTGTCCTCAGCCTGTTCCCCGGCATTGGCTTGCTTGACATGGCGTTCGAGGAAGCGGGTTTCTGTGTCGTTCGCGGCCCGGACCTCATCTGGGGCGGCGATATTCGCCGGTTCGCCCCGCCCGCCGGTCGCTTCGACGTCGTGATCGGTGGTCCGCCCTGCCAAACCCACTCGTCACTGGCCGCGCTGGTGCGGGCACGGGGGAACAAGCCGGCCGAGTGCCGCATAGGTGAATTCGAACGCTGCGTCGCGCTGGCGAGCCCCCTGTGCTTCGTCATGGAAAACGTGGCTGGTGCGCCTTTGCCGTGCGTTCCGGATTTCACCGTGCATGCTCAACTAGTGCGCGATGTCTGGTGTGGCGGCGAAACGATGCGCAAGCGCCGGATCACTTTTGGGTCGCGGTCGGGCGTGAAGTTGCTGCTGGATCTGCCAGCACTGCATCGCCCGGACCCAAGCCCGGCGGCGCTGGCCGGCGGCTCGTTCTGGAACCGTCGCTCGGGCCGTCCGTCGGGCACGGCGAGCCGCGCGCTTTTCGAGCAGCACAAACGGCTGCAGGGGTTGCCGGATGACTACGACATTCCGGCCTTCACGGTTAAGGCAAAGGTGCGCGCGGTGGGTAACGGCGTGCCGCTGGCCATGGGGCGGGCAATCGCGGCCGCAGTGAAGCGTGCGCTGCCATGTCTGCGGGCCGAGCCGGCCGAGGCAGCGCAATGACCACTCCCCGCATCAGCCTCAACCAGCAGCTCGAAGCCGTCGGCTTCGCCGCCGCGCGGCAGGCCACCCTCGCCCAGGGCGGCACCGTCAAGGGCCTGCGGCCACGCTCGGTGGAGGAGTACGACCTCCAGCGCCTGCAGGCCGTCAACCGCACGCTGCTGTGGCTGGTCGAGCACGAGGCCGAGATCAAGGCCTTCCTCGCCCTGCCGTCCGATGCGCGCGCCGGCGCCCTGGCCATGGCCGGGGAGATCGCCCGGCGCGAGGCCATCGCCGCGGCCGGAGGGCCGGTGCGGTGAGCCGGGCCCCGAACGACAATACCCCGCTGGTGCAGCGCCTGGGCGAACTGCTCTCCACCATTATGGAGGAGCCGCTCATTGTGCTGCCTGGGCCGGAGCCCGGCAGCCTGCGCAGCACGGGCGTGGAGATCTACGTCAAGAACTTCCGGCCCGAACTTGCCGAGATCGCCGCCTCCCTGCTGGAAGAGGCGGGCATCCCATGAAGCCGGCGCCCGCGCTCTTCCAGTGGCACGATCGCCGCGAACTGGAGGCGGAGCGGGCAGCCCTGATTTCTAAGCTGCGCCGGCTCAAGGGCCGCCGCACCCACGACAAACTGCGCACTGAGGGCCGCATCGCCGTCCTGACGGAGCGCCTTCTGAAGCTGGAGACCGGACGATGAGCAGCCTCGCAAAAATCCAGATCGGCAAGAAACAGCTCGGCCTCGCCGACGAGGACTACCGCGACCTGCTGGAGCGCGTCACCGGCCAGCGCAGCAGCGCCAGCCTGTCCGAGCCGCAGCGCGTGGCCGTGATCGCCGCCATGCAGGAGCTGGGGTTCGTCACAGCGCGCAAGACCCGTGGCCTGAAACCGCACCAGGAGAAATGTGCCGCCCTTTGGGGTGCGCTGTCCAGGGCTGGCAAGATCGAAGACGGCTCACTTGCCGCTCTCAGCGCGTTCGTGCGCCGGCAGGCCGGCGTGCAGCGCATCGAGTGGCTGACGGCCGGGCAGGCGCCCAAGGTGATCGAGGCACTGAAGGCCATGCTGGCGCGAGGCAGCAAATGAGCCGCCTGCCGGGAGTGCTGGCGGAGGTTCAGGAGGCCGTGGCCGAGGCGCTGGGCGACCCAGCCGCTGGCGAGCGTGCGGCACTGGCGCTTGCGCGGGCGCGGGGCGGGCGCCGCGCTTTCATCCCGGTGCGCGCACGCGACGACCACTGGATTGTACAGGCACTCGGTCGGCCCGCGGCCGAAGCCGTCATGCGGCACTTCCGCGGCGGCAGCGCCGGGGCGGAACTTGACATCCCGCTAGGCCCCGTGGGCACTTACAAACAGCAGCGCGCCGAGCGCGCCCGCGCGATGGACCAGGCGCTGAAGGCCGGGCTGTCTGCCAACGAGGCAGCCGCCCAGGTGGGCGTTACCCGCCGCAGTGTCTACAAGGCCCGCGAGCGGCTGGGCAGCAGCGGCAAGGGCGCGCAGCGCGATCTCTTCGGCGACGACGACGCGGCCTGAACCAGCTTGCGGGTGACGCGCATCACCGTCCCGCATCCGAGGTCACTCTGGCACCAAAGGCTCACGACCAGCGCCGACGCGCCCCGGAGCCCATCATGGCCGAACCCAAGCCCAACACCTTTACGAACGCATCCCGGGCCAAGCTCAAGGGCGTGCACCCGGACCTCGTGCGGGTGATGGAGCGCGCGCTGCCGCTGATGCCGGCGGGGATGACGTTCACGATCACCGAGGGCGTGCGCACCCTGTCGCGGCAGCGGGCGCTGCTGAAAGCCGGCGCGTCGCGCACCCTCAAATCCCGCCACCTGACCGGCCATGCGGTGGACATCGCCGTGTTCGTGAACGGTCGGCTCTCGTGGGAATTCCCGGTCTATCTGACGGCCGCCGGCTTCATCAAGCAGGCCGCGCGCGAGCTCGGCGTACGCATAGAGTGGGGAGGCGACTGGCCGTCATTCCGCGACGGCCCGCACTTCCAGCTGCCATGGACGGTCATCGACAACCCCGCCTTCCCTTTGGTCCGCGCCACGCCGCCCGCCCCGGTACAGCCGGTGGAGGAGGAGCTGGCGCTGGTGCCGGGCTCCGTTGGTCCCCGCGTGCGGCAGCTGCAGGAGGTGCTTGGCTCCATCGGCTACGTTGTGGCGGTGGACGGCGATTACGGCCCGCGCACCGCCGATGCCGTGCGTATGGCGCAGGGCGAGGTGACCCGCCCCAAGACGGGCATCGCCACGGCAGCCGATGTGGCGGCCTTTCGCAAGCTGGCGGCCGCCAAGGCCCGCGAAGCAAAGAAGGCTGCCTGAGATGCTGACCACCCTGTGGATCACGCTCAAGAACCTGCTCAGCGGGAAGTGGCGCCTGTGACGGCCCCGCTCGATGCCCAGACCTTCGAGGCGGCGCTTCAGGCATTGGTGGACCGCGCGATCCGCGACGGGGTGCCGGCCGATGACATCACCACCGCCCTCGAATGCCAGACCATGGCGATCGTGGACATGCCCGACGACGACTGAGGAGACAGACATGGAACCCATCGACACCAAGCCCTGGTACGCGTCCCGCGCCGTCATCGGTGGCGTGCTGGCAGTGGCGGCCGGCATCGCCGGCATGCTCGGCTACACCATCAGCCCGGCCGATCAGGCCAGTATCATCGATCTGGTCGCCGGCCTCGCGGCCTCCGTCGGCGGCGTGCTGGCCGTTATCGGCCGCGTGGCCGCCACCCGCCGGATCGGCTGATGGGCTGGCTGGCGCTGGCCGGCGCGCTCGTGCAGCTGGCGCTTGCCCTGCTGCGCCGCGCGCCCGCCGACGCCAATCGCACCGTCATCGAACAGGAACTGCGAGGGGCGCTCGATGCCATCACCGATGCCCAGACTGCCCGCCGCGCTGTGCGCGATCGCCATGCTCGCGATCCTGCCAGCCTGCGCGACGACGACGGGTTCCGGCGCGACTGACGGCGGCCAGGCTGACGTTCGCGTGGCCTGCGCCGCCTTCGAGCCCATCCGCTGGAGCCGGTCGGACACGGACGAAACCGTCCAGCAGGTCAAGGAGCACAACGCGGCATGGACCGCGCTGTGCCGCCGCACTCCTCCTCCCGAGGGGCCAACTGCCGGCCGGGGCTGACCCCGGCCGGTCCTTTTCCAGAGGATCATGATGGTGCTTGCCGAAATCAAAGACTGGCTGGGGGTGCTCAGCGCCGCGGGTGTCATCGCGAGCTTCGTGATGATGAACTGGCTTCGGGCGCAGTTCGTCACCACGGATCAGGCTCGCGAGCACGGCCGCAAGATCGAGGCGCTGGAGGATCGGATCAGCCGGATCGAGGGCGAGGTCGGCCACCTGCCGGATCAGGGCTCGATGCACCGCATGGAGCTGGCCCTGACCGCCATGAAGGGCGACCTGAACGTGATGACCGAGCGCATGAAGGCGGTCGCCGCCACGGGCGAGCGGCTGCAGGAATATCTGGTCGACCAGGCGGGGCGCAAATGATGGACCGGATCATCCGCGAGGAAGCCCGCCTCATCATCCTGCGCACCCTGCACGAGCAGCCGGACGGGCGGCTGAACTCGGAGCTGCTGCGCCGCAGCCTCGACGTCTACGGCATCACGCAGACCCGCGACTGGGTGCACGAGGAGATGCGCTGGCTCGCCAACATGGGCGCCGTCAGCCTGCTGGAGGCCGGCACGGTGCTGGTCGCCTCGCTGCGCGCCAAGGGCAGCGACCATGTGGAGCGGCGCGCCGTCATCACCGGCGTCAAGCGCCCGTCGTCGGAGCCCTGACATGGCGCGCCGTCTCGGCCGCGGCCCGCTCAGCACAATCGACCGTCTGCCGGACTGGGCGGGACCGGCCGTCATCGATGCCAATGAGGCGCTGAAAGGCAACAAACTGACGCAGATCGAAATTCACGAAGCCTTCAACGCCCAATTGCGGGCGCTGGCCTTCGCTGAGGGCATCGTTAGCGACGTGCCGCAGATCTCGCGCAGCGCCTTCAATCGCCGCTCCATGCGGCTCGCCACCATCGGGCGGCGGCTCGCCGAAACCCGCGAGATCACCGCAGTGCTGGCCTCGCGGCTGGAGGACGGGGGGGACGAGCATCTGACGCTTACGCTCGCCGAGACCATCAAGACCATTGTTTTCGAGGCACTTGAAAACGCCGGCAGCATTGCGGCGTCTCCCATGGCCGCCGAGATGATGGCCAACTTCGCTTTGGCACTAAAAAGCGCCGAGCAGACCAAGGCCGTCGCCACCAAGACCCGCCAGGCGATCCAGGAGACCATCGCGGTCAAGGTGCCCGATGCGGTGGACCAGATGGTGCGCGAGAAGGGGCTGAGCAAGGAAACCGGCGACCAGATCAAGCGCATGGTGCTGGGGTTGGCGGATGCACGCTGAGGCAACCGCCATCCTCGCGCTCGCCGCGGAGGAGAACCGCCGGCCGAGCCGGGACGAATGGGCCGAGGTGCGGCGCCTGACGGGCAGGGCGACCGCGGAAGACTTCCGCGAGGCTCCGCTTCTGCTGGGCTACCAGCAGCGTCTGAACCGAGCGATCGAGACTTCCGACGTGGTGACTTGCGACAAGTCGCGGCGCACGGGCGCGACCTGGGGAGTGGCGGCCCATGCGGCCCTGACGTCCGGCTCCGCCCGTTCGGCCGGGGGCATGGATACCCTATACATGGGCACATCCAAAGACATGGCCATGGAGTTCATCGACGCCGCGGGTATGTGGGCGAAAGCGTTCGAGAAAGCCGCGGAGGCTGTGGAGGAAACGCTTTTCGATGACGGTTCGAAGGAGGGCATCCTCGCTTTCCGGGTCCGCTTTGCCAGCGGCTTCGAGGTGGTGGCGCTGTCCTCGCGACCGCGTAGCCTGCGCGGCCGGCAGGGTCTCGCCGTCATCGACGAGGCTGCCTTCGTCGATGACCTCAGCGAGCTGCTCAAGGCAGCCATGGCTTTCCTGATCTGGGGCGGCAAGGTGGTGGTGATCAGCACCCACAATGGCGACGCCAACCCCTTCAATCTGCTGGTGCGGGACACGCTCTCCGGCGAGACCGGCTACACCCATGTGCGCTTCGACCTCGACCAGGCGCTGCTCGACGGCCTCTACGAGCGGATCTGCCTGGTGGTGCCGAAGGAGCGGAAACTCGGACCATGGACGCCCGAGCGCGAGGCCGACTGGCGCGACAGCATCATCCAACGCTACCGCGAGAACGTCGATGAGGAGCTCTACTGCATTCCTTCGGCGGGCAGCGGCGTGTTCCTTCCTGCCTCCCTCATCGAAGCGCGCATGGACGCAGAGGCTCCCGTGGTGCGGCTGTCCTTTCCACCCGGCTTCGGCCAGCGCCCTGAGCCCGAGCGGCGGGCCGAGGTGGCAGCGTGGATCGAGCAGACGCTCCGGCCCGTGCTGGAAGAGCGTATTGACGTCCATCTTGTTCATGCCATCGGCCAGGACGTGGGCCGCTACCGGGACCTCTCCGTCATCTGGGTGCTGACGATCGAGCGCACCATGCGCCGGCGCACCGCCCTCGTCGTCGAGCTGGAGCGCGTGCCCTTCGCGCAGCAACAGCAGGTCCTGGGCGCCTGCGCCTCGGCGCTGCCGCGGCAGTATCCCGGCAACGTCGATGCTACCGGTCTGGGCGCCCAGATCGCCGAATGGTTCCGCGACACGCATGGCGGCGTCGAGGTGCGACTGAGCCAGGAGTGGTACCGCACCGAAATGCCGCCGCTGAAGAAGGCCTTCGAGGATGGCGACATCCTGATCCCCAAGGACGCGGACATCGCCAGCGACCTGCGCACTTTCAGGGTGCTGCGCGGGGTGGCGACGCTGCCCGCGCTGCGCACGAAGTCCGCCGGCGGTGTCCGACACGGCGACGCGGCCGTGGCGCTGGCGCTGGCCTATGCCGCGACCCGCAGCATCGCCGAGAGCTTCGGCTACCAGTCGGCCGGCAAACGCGCCGAACGCGACGATGGGCAGTCACTCGACCGCTGGCGGTTCGAGGCACGCGAAGAGCCCGCCGGGCGCCGCGATGGGCTTTGGTGAGGATCCCCGATGGCAACACTTCTCGGGCCTGACGGCCAGCCAATCCAGAAAACGGCTTTGACCCACGAGCAGGTGACGCCCGCCATGACGGGCGTGCGCCAGCTGTTCGATGAGGTCGTGGTCTCCGGCCTCACCCCGGCACGCCTGGCACAAATCATGCGGCAGGCCGCCGAAGGCGACATGCTGGAGTTCCTGACGCTGGCTGAGGAAATGGAAGAGCGCGAGTGGCAGTACCGCTCTGTGCTGAGCACGCGCAAGACTGCGATCAAGTCTATCGAGCCCTTCGTGCAGGCGGCGAGCGAGGACAAGGATGACGTCCGCATCGCGGACGAAGTGAAGGACGAGCTGGTGGATCGGCCCAACTTCCGCGAGCTGGTCGCCTCGCTGCTGGACGGGCTGGGCAAGGGCTACTCGGTGGTCGAACTTGTCTGGCGATTTACCGCCAGCCGGTGGTCCATCGATGAGATGCACTGGCGCGATCCGCGGCTGTTCGAGTTTGACCGCGACACCCGCTGCCAGCTGCGCATCCGCATGCAGACCGTGCCCGGCGGACTGCCTCTGGCGCCATTCAAGTTCGCGGTGCACATGCCGGCGCTCAAGAACGGCCTGCCGGCGCGCAACGGCCTTGCCCGCGTGGCGGCGTGGGGTTTCATGCTCAAGTCCTTCACCATGAAGGACTGGGCGGCATTTCTGGAGGTGCACGGCATGCCGCTGCGCCTTGGCAAGTACGGCCCGGAGAGCAGCGTCGAGGACCGTCGGGTGTTGTTGCGCGCCGTCCGCGAGCTGGGGTCGGACGCGGCCGCCATCATCCCGCGCGGCATGGAGATCGAGCTCGTCGAGACGAAGGGCTTCTCCGACAAGCCGTTCGAAGGCATGGCGTCGTACATCGACAAGGCCATCAGCAAGATCGTCATCGGGCAGACCATGACGGCCGACGACGGCTCGTCGAAGGCGCAGGCCGCCATCCACGACAAGGTGCGCATCGACATCAAGGAAGATGACGCGGTGGCGGTGGCGCTGACCATCAACCGGGACATCATCCGGCCGTGGGTCGATCTGAACCATGGGCCGAGGCAGCGGGGGCGCTACCCGCGTCTGGTGCTGCCAGTCATGGAGCGCGAGGACCTCGCCGCGTTCAGCCGTGCTGTGGGCGAGCTCGTCGACCGCGGGCTGGAGATCGAGCAGGCGGAGGTGCGCGACCGCATCGGCATGCGCGAGCCCGCCGTCAAGGCCAAACTCATGCGCCCGAAAACCTCGGGCGGCGGCCAGAGCTCCGGCAAGCGCGAGCGCTCCGACAAGCCACAGCCCTCTGAGGGCGACAGTGATCCCGAGGATGAGCCGGCCAGTCTGTCGCTGCGCCTAGAGCCCGGCCGCTGCCCCGGTTGCGGCACGGCCACGACAACCTTTTCGGCGGTCCGCGTCGACGATAACCCCGCGACGGATGAACTGGATCGCCTGGTCGACGAGGAACTTGGCCGCTTCGAACGGGTCATGGAACCTATTCGAGATGCCCTCGAAGAGGCCTTCACCGCCGCGACCAGCTTCGAGGATCTGGACGCGCGGCTGCTGGCGCTGGCGGCAGAGCTGCCCATGTCGGCGTTGGCCGAGCGCATCGGCATTCTGGGCCTCAAGGGCTACGGTCTCGGCAGGGCCGGCGAGAGCCTCGATGACTGAGCTGTTCGCCCGCGCGCCGGCCGAGGTGATCGAATACTTCGACCGGCGCGAAACGAAGGTCAGCTGGGGCTGGCGCGAACTCGCCGTCCATCAGCATGCAGTCGCCTTTACCGTGGCACGCACCGCCGGCTTCGACGTGATCGACGATCTGCGCGCTGCCGTGCGGCAGGCGGTGGTGGATAGGGTGCCGTTCGAGCAATTCCAGGCGGGGCTGGTGCCCACATTGCAGGCCAAGGGCTGGTGGGGAAAGCAGGTGGTGCCCGCCCCCGGTGGAGAAAAGGAGTTGGTGCAGCTCGGCTCCACGCGGCGGCTGCAGACGATCTACTGGGCTAACACCGCCTCGGCCCATGCCGCGGGCGAATGGGCGCGCACCCAAGCCGCCAAGGATGTGCTTCCGTACCTGCTCTATAAACGCTCCCTTTCGGAGCGCCGCCGCAGGGAGCACGAGGGCTGGGTGGGCATCTGCCTCCCCGTGGACGATGCCTGGTGGCGGACGCACTATCCGCCGAACGGCTGGCATTGCAAATGCCGGGTGGAGCAAGTCGGAGAGGGGACCTTCGAGCGGACGCCCGCAGGCCAGCGCCGGGCGCCGCCGCTCAATCCGCGTCTGTGGCTGGACAAGCGTACCGGCCGCAGCTGGCGCGTGCCCGAAGGCATCGATCCCGGCTGGCAACGTAACCCGGGGGTGACGCGCGAGGTCGTGGCAGCCGCTGAGCTGCGCCGCGCCGTACGACAGGCGGCCCGTCCGGATGCAGCGACAGCCGATCGCGTGGCCGCTGCCCGGCAGATCACCGCCGCCCTGCGCCGCACGCCCGAGGCGCGGGCGATCCTCGGCAATCAGCCGGACTGGCCCTACCCCTGGCCGGCGGATGCGGACGAGGCCGCCCGTGCATGGTGGCGTCTGCGGGCGCCGGTGGCGGCCCTGCCCGAGGCGCTCGCTGACGTGCTCGCAGTGCCGGCAGGCGCGGTGGTGGAGGTAACAGGGCACGACGCGCCAAAGATGCGGCGCAAGCACCAGATACAGATCGAGGATTATGATCTGCTGCAGGCCCTGTTAGACAAGCCTCGGGCTGTGGCGCCGAGTGGCGGCAAATGGCAAGTGGTGAGGGCGATCAAGGGGCGACGGCTCATTGGCATCCTCAAGGTAACGTCCGAAGGAGAAGTGTTTCTGAACAGCTTCCGGGCTCGCCTGTCGGATCGGCAATGGGCGAGCGTTATTGCTGCGGACGTGACAAACGGGGCTGACGAGGATATGGGTTGAGCGCGGTCGAGCCATTCGACGAACCGGCCCTGTGCCGTGAGGGAGTTTCGCCCCTCCGACCGCATCTTCCCCTCTCTTTCATCCGAGGCCCACAGAAGCCCGCTGGCGGCCGCCTGCCGCCGTGGCTACGCTGGTGGCGACCCGATCATTCGAACGCCGTCGAAGCCGTTCGACGGCCCGGCATTGCGCCCAGATTGCCATGCCCGAGCCCGCCGCCAGGCGGGCTGGACGGGCGGGGCGCGCCATGACAGCCTGAAGGCACCGCTACCCGACAGAGGGTGACGCGCATCACCGTGCCGGGCGTCGGCCGGCCCGGGCCAGATGCGGCCATGACGCCGCCCCTTCTCCTCAGCCGTTGCGATGCCGGTACCGCGATCGATGCGGGTGCCCCGGCCTATGGCACGCTGCTGTTCGAGCTGCCCTACCTGCAGGTCCAGGCGGTCGAGCCCGACGCTCCCGAGTGGATCAAGGTCGCCCCGACAGGCACTACGCGGACGCGGGACGGCCGCACCTTCAGCTTTGATGCCGCGGCGTTGATCGCCGCCTTTGCCGCCGACGGCGTCGACCTCCCGGTGGACATCGGCCATGCCACCGAGCGCAACGACGGTTATGCGGCACCCGCAGTGGCGTGGATCAACCGGCTGGAGCAGCGCGCGGAAGGGCTATTCGGACGCGTCGAATGGCTGGAGGCGGGCCTGTGGGCCCTGCGCTCCCGCGCCTATCGCTACGTTTCGCCTTCATTTTTCCACACGGCCGACGGCGCCGCCATCCGCATCAAGTCGGTGGGGCTCGTCACCACTCCAGCGCTCGGCATGCCTGCCGTCGCTTCCTGCCAGTCCTCCGGAGCCACACCCATGAAAGCGCTGCTCGCCGCCCTCGGCCTGCCCGAAACCGCCACCGAACAGGAGGCGCTGACCAAGCTTTCAACGCTCACCCAGCCCCGGGCCGATATGGTGCCGGCCAGCCAGCTCGCCGCGATCAATACTCAGGTGACCTCGCTGCAGGCGGAGATCGCCCGCCGCGACGAGGAGGCTCTGACGGCTCGCTGCCAGGCGCTCGTGGATAAGGCGGTGACAGAGGGCAAGGTCGCCCCGGCCGCCAAGGATCATTACCTCGCTCTCGCCCGCGCCAGCTTCGAGGCATGCGAGGCGGCGCTCGCCGCCATGCCCGCGGTGTTGGCCGCCGGCGCGGCTGCCCAGACGCAGACAGATCCCAGTGCTGCTCCGGCGGCGCTGACCGAACAGCAGCGAGCAATCGCCGCTGCCTGCGGCCTCACCGCCGAGCAGTTTCTGGCGGCTGCCTGAGGGCCGCAGCCGCGTCATCCCTGAACCTGACACGAGGAAATGCCGATGCCCCTGACCCGCGAGCGCGATACACAGCAGCGCCCCTATCCCGCCCAGCGGCGCTACCTGCCCGTCAAGGGGAGCACCACCATCATGAAGGGGGCGCTCGTCGTGCTGCAGGCCGGCTACGCCATTCCCGGGACGGAAGCGACGGCGTTGGTGGCGGTAGGCTGCGCGGCCGAAACCGTGACGAGCGGCACCGCCAACGGCAGCGCCATGGTCGCGGTGGACCGCGGCGTCTGGGGCTACGCCATCAAGGCCGACGATGCCGTAACGGTCGCCGATGTCGGCAAGACCGTCTTCGTGGTGGATGACCAAACCATTGGCAAGACGTCAGCCACGGACACCCGATCGCCGGCCGGCACCCTGTACGCCCTCGAAGGCACTGTGGCCTGGGTCGAGTTCGCCTGATCCGGCCATCCCGGCCACCAAACACCTCGCCATCGCCGGCACGGAGCTCCCATGCAGATCAACGCCACAAACATGACAGACCTCACTCGGTCCTATCGCAGCAACTTCAACACGGGCTTCTCGGAAGCGGCCAGCCAGTACATGCAGGTGGCCACAGTCGTGCCGAGCTCTGCCAAGGAGAACGTCTATCCGTGGCTGGGGCGTTTCCCCGGCATGCGCGAGTGGCTCGGCGAGCGCGTGATCAAGAACGTCAGCACCCACCGCTACGCCCTCGCGAACCGGAAATGGGAAGAGACGATCTCCGTCGAGCGCGACGACATCGAGGACGACCAGTACGGCACCTATGCGCCGATGATGCAGGCCATGGGTGACGCCGCCGCCACGCAGCCCGACCAGCTGGTCTTTGGGGTGGTGAAGGCCGGCTTCACGAGCTTCTGCTTCGATGGCCAGTACTTCTTCGACACCGATCACCCGGTCAAGAATGCCGACGGTACCATGGGGTCGAAGAGCAACCTCTACGCCGGCGCGGCGCGCCCCTGGTACCTGCTGGACACAACCCGGCCGCTGAAGCCGTTCCTCTTTCAGGATCGCCGTCGGCCGGAGTTCATCGCCAAGGACAAGATCACGGACGACAACTATTTCCTGAAGGATCAGTACCTTTATGGCTCGTCCAGCCGGAACAACGCCGGCTACGGGTTCTGGCAGATGTGCTTTGCCTCGCGCGAAAGCTTCACCGAGGCCAACTTCGAGAAGGTGTTCACGGACATGTCCAGCCAAGTGGGTGACGAGGGCCGTCCGCTCGCCATCCGGCCCAACGTGCTGCTGGTGTCCACCCTGGACGAGATTGCCGCCGAGAAGATCCTCAAGGCTGTAGCCCGCACGGGTGGCGAGACCAACGTCAATCTGAACCGCGTGCGCATCATCACCTCGCCCTGGCTGCTCTGACCGCGTGTCTTTGCGTCGAGCTCCGGCCACGGCCGGAGCTCTGGCAAACGCACCAGCATAAAAGCACTTGCAGGAGAGCCGCATGGCCAAGACCTCCCCAGCGCCAGGCGGCGCTGATGATCAGGATGTGACCACCGGGACAGGCATTCTGGTGGTGTCGACCCACCTCGAAGGTGGCCGCCGTCGCGCGGGTCGTCAGTTCGAGCGAGCGGCGGTGGAGATCAGCGTCTCGGATCTGTCGGATGCCGAAATCGCCGCCATCGAAGGCGACCCGGAACTCACCGTGAAGCGGCTTGGCTGAGCGCGCCGACACCGGAGCAACCTGTTATGACCGCCTACGCCACGCGCGCAGACATCGAGATCGTCTACGGGCAGCGCCATCTCGAAACGCTGGTCGCGAGCGACCTCGACATCGACGTTGCGGTGGCGCGCGCGCTTGCCCTGGCCTCGGCCGAGATCGATCTGTACCTCGGCCAGCGCTACACTCTGCCGCTGCCCCGCGTGCCTGCGTTGCTGGTGGGCTGGTGCATCGACCTTGCCTGCTGGCGGCTGGCGCCCAGTCACCTCCAGATAACGGAGGAGATACGCAAGCGCGCTGACCGCGTCATGGCCATGCTGCGCGATATCGCGGCCGGCAAAACGCGCATCGACGAGCTGGAGCCACCCCCTGGCGGGGGCAGCGGCGGTGGCAGGGGCATTCCCGCGACCGAGACCGTCGAGGGCTCTGACGCTGGTGCCTGGTTCGGCGCCAATCGCCGCCGCTTCGGCGGCATGGGCGGTGGCCTGTGAGCGGCGTCAGCATCCGCGTTGATGCGCGGGGCCTCGGTGGTGTCGAAGCCGCGCTCGCACGGCTGGCCCCGCTGGACGGTGTGGCGCTGCTGAACGGCCTTGCCCGACGCATTCAGGAACAAACGCGCCGGCGCATCGAAGACCTGAAGACGGCACCCGACGGCACGCTCTGGCCAGCCAACCGTGCCGGCACGCCGACCCTTTACCGGAGCGGCGCCCTCTCCCGCAGCATCGACTATGCAGTCCAGGGCGACCGGCTCATTGTCGGCTCGGGGCTGATCTATGCCGCCATTCACCAGTACGGCGGCACGATCCTGCCCAAGCGCGCCGGCGCGCTTGTGTTCAAGATCGGCGACCGGACCGTACGGGCCAAGCGCGTGCGTATCCCGCCGCGACCTTACCTCGGCTTGAGTGCAGGCGACGGCATCGAGCTGGTGGAGATCGTGGCCGCCTACATCCGGAGGCGACTGGCATGAGCGCGGCGGTTCGCCTGGTCGGCTACCTCAATGCGGTCGCGACCCGTTTGAAAGACGGGGGCGTCTGCCCCGACGTGCAGGTGCACCTTGATCCCGTGGATCTCGATGCGTTGCTGACGCAGAGCGTTCGCGAGACGGCTTTGCGGGTCGTCTTCCTCGGGGCCACTGCCGCCCCCGGTCTGGATGGGGCGCAGGATCTGGACATCTCCGTCGCGATCGTCGCGGTAGCCGGTCGTGAGGGTCGAGCCGATCCCGCCATCGCCTCGGCCGACGTGCGCGTGCTGCAACTGCTTCTTGATGCCATGGCGCTGGTGGTCGCCGACCCTTACTTCGGCGAGGTGCGAGTGACGGCGGCGCGGACAGCTGGTCTGCGGGTGGCGGTGTCCGAGCGCTCGCCCGACAACAAGAGCGGTCTGGCCATTGCCCTGGTGGAGGTCAGCGCGCGCTTGCTGTCGCTGGTGCCAGCCTGGCCACAGCTCGACGCGGTGTTTGGCACCGTGCGGCCCGCCGCAAGCCCCATCACCATCGACGGCATGGAGGTGGCTCCATGACACCGTTCGAGGCGCTGGTGGACGAGGTACGGGACCTGAAGAAGCAACTGGCGGGTGAACGTCTGCGAGCCAACCAGCGATTGCTGGAAGGGACTGTTCATCGTGTTCAGGGCGCGAAGGTGGAGGTGCTGATCTCCGATGATGGCGATGACGGGCCGATCCCCACGCCGCCCCTTCGTATGGCGGCGCACACAGGCAATGCCGGGCAGGGTGTCAGCGAGTTTTCCCGTATGGGCGTCGGCGAGGCGGTCCTCGTCGTCTCGCCCAATGGCAAGGTGGGCACCGGCTCCGTGGTGCTCCCGTGGGCAGATACGCAGGAGCATCCGGCGGCTGGCATCGCCGAGCAGGACGGCCGGGTGATCCAGCGCGGTAATGCCCGGCTGGATCTGCGCGACGGGCATATCCGCCTCAGCGTCGGCGGCAGCACCATCACCCTGATCGATGGCACCCTCACCATCGAGGCCGAAACCGTGCAGGTGAGGGGCACCTACCTGCGCCACAACGCACGGTCCATCAGCGACACCCACGTCCATACCGATGTGGAGCCGGGCGGCAGTACGTCCGGTCCACCACTCTAGGAGGCCAACATGGACCATGAAATCAGAACGTACGCTGTCACTGAACCCACCACGCTGTTCGTGGCGGGTCAGCGTGTCGACAACGGGCAGGTGCGGCTCACGGCCGAGGCTGCCCGTTACGATCTGCTGGCCGGCGTGATCGTGGAGGCGCCAGCTGTCGAGGAGCGTTCGAAGGCTCGCCGCACGGCCATCGAAGGCTGATACGATGGCCCGCTACGGCTTCGATCGGCGCACGGGCAGGCCACTGAGCGGCTGGGAGCATTGCGCCCAGTCGATCGAGGTGATCGTCACCACGGTGCTGGCAAGCCGGGGGATGCTGCGCGACTTCGGCTCGGCCGTGCGCGACCTGCAGGACCGAAACCCTGACCCTATGACGCTGATGGCGCTGTTCGTGGCGGTGGCTGAGGCGCTGCTGCGCTGGGAGCCAGGATACCGGCTCGCCAGTCTGCGGCCGGAGCGCCTCGGCGTAGAAGGCGTGGGGGTGCTGGTGCTCGACGGCACGTTCTATGAGCGCGGACATCTCGGTGACTACAGCGGCGGCCAACCAGCGACTTATCGCAGTGGGAGGCTGGTCCTTTGACAACCATTGACCTCTCCCGCTTGCCACCGCCTGCCGCCATCACAACCTTCAATTACGAGGCGCTGCTCCAGCAACGCCTCCTCGATTTTCGGACTATCGCTGAGAAGTCGGGCTACCCGTATAATGTGGAGGGGCAGCGGACAGACCCCGTAGTGATCGGCGCCCAAGTTAGTGCGTACCACGAGCTGCTGCTGCGCCAGCGCGTCAACGACGCGGTGGCGGCCGTACTGGTGGCGTCGAGCGCGGGGAGTGATCTTGACCAGATCGCTGCCGATCTGAACGTGACGCGACTGTTGCTCGATCCGGGCGACCCTGCGGCATCGCCCCCGGTGCCAGAGGTGCGCGAGGACGATGCACGGCTGCGCGACCGGCGCATCCTTGCGGTCGGTGCCATGTCCGTGGGCGGGCCGCAAGATGCCTACGCTTACCACGTGCTGTCCATGCGCGATGCAGACGACGTGGCGCTTGTATGGTCGGTGGGCGTCTACAGCCACGATGAGCGGCACCCGGTGACGGGCGGCCTGCGCACGGTGACACAGAACGATTGGGTGGCAGAGCTGCGCGGCAGCACAGCTGGCCCGTGGCTTATCGCCAATGGCGACGGCACCTACAGCGTGCCACCCGGCCATGTGCATGTGGTGGTCTTGCCCAATCCGGCGACAGCCGTGGCGGGAGCGCCCCTGCTGGCCGATGTATCGGCCACGGTGGGTTCAGAGCGCATCCGGCCGGTGGCTGACTATGTTCATACAATTGCGGCGTCGCTGGTGAACTACAGCATTGCCGTCACGGTTCATGTGCCGCGCGGGCCGGACAGGGAAGCTGTTCGAGCGGAGGCAGAGCGCCGCCTCGGGATTTACGCGGCGGATCAGACCGTCGTGGGCGGCGCGGTGGATACAACCATTATCGCGGCCGTGGCGGCCCTGACCGACCAGACCGGCCGCGCGGTGGCGCGGGATGTGACCATCACGAGCCCGGTGGCCGATGTGGTGGCAGGCCCCTACGGCGCGCCGCGTTGCACGGGCATCACCGTGGACGTCGAGGTGGTGTCGTGAGCGTCGCCACCGCGCGGTTCCTGCTGCCCAGCAACGCCACGCCGTTCGAGGTGGCGCTGGCGGCCGTGGATCAGCGGCTTGACGATCTGCCGGCCGAGATTGTCGTTGACGTGACGCGGCCGGACCGTTGCCCCGAGGCGCTGTTGCCGTATCTCGCCTGGCAGCGCCGGGTGCTGGTGTGGGACCCGGACTGGCCATTGAGTTTCCGCCGCAGCGTGGTGGCCGTAGCCTATGAGGTGGCGCGTCACGGCGGCACCATCTGGTCAATGCGCACGGCGCTTGCAGCCATAGGAATTCGGATCGATGTGGCGGAGTGGTGGCAGCAGACCCCGAAGGGCGCCCCCTACACGTTCCGGGTGATCTGTTACTCCGACCGCGCTCTCAGGCCGGGCCAGGCGCGGCTCCCGCCCGATGTGATGGCGCTGGCCACCGCCGTCGTGCGGGCCACGAAGCCTAAATCGCGATCCGTCATTGTTGGTGCCGGCGAGCGCTACGATGGGGTCTGGCACATAGGCCTGGGCCTCCTCGCCGAGACTGAGGTCACCATACAGCCGTTCAAAGTGCCGAGCCAGCCGACTCTGGGCAGCGTCGTCGTGGGCGGCGGGGTGCTTATTGAGCGGTTGACGACCGTGGAGACAATGCAATGACAACGGGTCTTCTCACCACGACACTCGGCCGTCAGCTGATCCTGGCGGATCTGGCGGGCGGGTCCGATCTTGCGCTGACGCATGTGGCCTTTGGTGATGCAGCCGGCGCTTATCCGTTTCCGTCCGATGCCCAGACCACGCTGGTGCGGGAGCGCTACCGTGTCGGTATTGCCGGCATTCGGGTGGCACCGGGCGTGCTCTACATTGATGCCGTTATGCCCGCCGACGCGCCGGACGCGCAGGGCAGACTGCCCTACGGTTGGCCGATCTCGGAGGCTGGCCTGTTCGACAGCGCCAGCCGCCTGATCGCGGTGGCGCGGATGTCCGGGGTGGCCAACCCCAATCCGTCGACGGGACAGGCCAGCATCACAAGCTTCGTCTTTGGTCTGGCAGTCGCGAACCCAAGCGCGATTTCCGTGGTCATCGACCCACAGGCGCAGTTGCTGATTGGCCGCCACGTGCGGGCCTTCTGGCTGACCGTGGACGGCGTTCTGAACGCGCCCCCGGCTGATCCGGTCACCGGCGCGACCTATGTCATCGGCGACACCCCCACCGGCGCATGGTCGGGCTTCGCGCATCGCCTCGCCCAATGGGTTGGTGTGTGGTCTCTGGCCACTGTGCCGGTGGGGCACGTGGTTTGCGACAACTCCAAGGCGGAAGGGTCCCCAGATCGTCATATGCGGCGGACGGCCTCGGGCTGGGTTCCGTTCGAGGCGACGCAGGCAGCGTTTGGCGTTTCGCGCCTCGCCACCACAACCGAGATCGCCGAGCGATCCGGCAACGGTCTTGTCGCGGCCTCATCGCTGCCTGACAAGATCTTGCAGACGGCCATCTTCGACGTGGCCGGAACATCATCCTGGGTTGCGCCGGCCGGCGTCACGCGCGTTCGCGCCCAGGTCTGGGCGGGCGGTGGCGGCGGCGGTGGTGCGGCGGGCGTAGCGGGCTCCGTCGCGTCGGCCGGCGGCGGCGGCGAGTACCGCGAAGGCGTGTTCAATGTGACGCCGGGCACTTCCTACAACGTGGTTGTGGGCGCCGGTGGCCAGTTTGGCATCTCCACGCCCACGAACGGCGGCGCGGGAGGCACGTCCTCCTTCGGCGGCTTCATTTCGGCCCTTGGCGGCTCCGGCGGTCTGGCCGCGAACGGCGGGGTGCAGGGCACTGCGGGCGCGGGCGGCTCTGGCGGCAGCGGCGGCGACATCGTTCGTTCCGGCGTGGGCGGCGGCAATGCCTACGCCATCCCGGCCGGTTACGTTCTCTCGCAGGGCGGCGCTTCGTTCAGCAGCAACTTCACCAGCACGATCACGACGGGCGGCATCGCCAACGGCGCGCCGGGGCAATTCCCCGGCGGCGGCGCGAGCGGGGGCGCTCTGGGTGGCAGCGGCGGAACCGGCGCGCGCGGGCAAGTGATCCTGTCGTTCTGAAACACCCCATCTTTCAAGGGAGCACTTCATGGCGCGCTACGCTCGCATTGCAAATGGTGTGGTGGCGGAGATCATCGACCTTGCGGGCATGGCCCCGGGCGACACGTTCCACCCCGATGTGGCGGCCACGCTGGTCGCCGTGGGCACCGGCGTCAACGTCGGCGATGTCAGGTCGGGTCAGACATTTGCACCGGCCCCGCCCCTTCCCGGCCCGACGTCCGAGGCGGTGATTGCCGCCATCAAGGCCGAAGCCGGGCGCCGCATCCTGTCGCGCTTTCCGGCCCACCAGCAATCGAACGCTCTGGCTATGGGCCTGAACGCGGCCATCGACCACGGGCCGGACCCCGCCTCGTGGCCGCCCGACCTGCAGGCCGAACTCACGCGGATGCGTGTGCTTTGGGACTGGACCAGAGCGGTGCGCGCTCGCTCCGACGCGCTTGAAGCGTCCCCGCCAACGGACATCAGCAACGACAGCCACTGGCCCGTCGCGCCAGCGAAGGACCAAACATGAGCGCTGCCCTGCGGAGTGACTTGGCACAAAGCAACAGCGAGCGCCTGCTGGAGCAAAGCGTGCGGCTGCTGGCCGAAATGCGCACGCTCCAGCGTCAGATCGCACCCGTCGGGAGCCACGAAACCCTCACCGACAACCCGCACCAGACCACGGCGGCACAGGTGGGGGCGGCCACCCTTGCTGATATGGCCTTGGTCAACTTCCGCACCACCGCGCTGGAAGCCGGGCAGGCGGACGTGACCCCGCGTTTGACCGCGCTAACAGGCGCTCTGAGTGAGGTGGTGAGCTACTTGGAAGCCGGAGTTCCAGACGAGGACGTGGTCTCGCCGGCCCCGCCCGGCGGCTTCGCCCGTTCGGTTGCCGCCGTCGCCCGCAGTTGGGAGAATGTGGGACGCTACTGCAGCGCCTCGCAGACGCCGGCACAGAACCGCCAAGCTTTGACCTATGCGATCGACCAGCACGCGGTGCTGGAGTTCCCGGCCGGTGTCACCCTGATCGACGATGTTGTGCACCCGCGCGCCGGTCAGCAGTGGATCGGCAAGGGTGAAGGGGCGAGCTGGCTGCGGTTGGACAAGAGCCAGCGCCCCGCGAACGAGCGCGTCGCGCTCCCTGTCATCAACATTCTGCCGGATAGGCCGGGCGTGACAATCCGGGGCCTGTCAGTCGATCAGGGCACGCAAGGCCTCGTGCAGCCGCTGCTGGGAGCACAGGTGTCGTACTGGCTCACATGCGCGCTCGTTGTTCAGGCCAGCAACACGGACATTCTGGGCTGCGGTTTCTACAATTCCTTCGACAACGGGCTCGCGGTGGGGCGGCTGCAGCAGGTGAGTGGGGACGGCATCACCACGCCGATCTTCTCGACAATCGTGTCATTTGAGCCGCGCGATATCGTGGTCGACAATTGCTACGCCTACCGCTGCGGCATTGGCGAGCACGACCTTTTCCTGCCCGGCATGGCTGGCCCGGAACAGGGCAAAAAGGGGGCGGGGATCAACATCGGCAACGCCAGTGTCGTGACCGTGTCCAACAATATGACGCGCGAGTGCGGGAACGGCATCGCGGTCGATTTCGGCGCGGGCGCCAACTGCGTTCTGGACGGCAATATCACCGAGTTCACGCGACAGGACACGGCGTATCCGTACAACGGATCGGGCATTGGCCTGTACATCGCCAGCGGACCCGTGAATTGCATTGGTCATCAGGACCGATTTGCCGACAGACTGGGCATTGTCGCGGATGCGTTGGCGCAAGGCGTCAACATCACCGGCGGGCAGGTCTACGCCTCTCGGGGGGCAGGCGTGCGCATCACCGGCACCGACTGCACGATCACCGGATTGCAGGTGGCCGAATGCTCACAGGAGGGCGCGGGGCTGCACCCCGGCATCAGCATTGATGCCGGCTACGGGGCGGGCGACCTGCACATCATGATGACCGGCGTGCGCAGCTACGGCGCGCTGCAATCCGATGGCATCCGCGAGACGGGCGTCAACGGTCGCACGGTGCGCGGCAAGATCCTGGGCGATTTCCGGGGCAATATCTCGTCGACGGGCATCACGACGCTCGGCCAGACGGTCTACCTGTGAGCCCATGACATGACAATTCAGATCGCCAGAGCGCGCCAGTGGCTGGAAGGCATCGCGCCACACCCTGACACGCCGGATTTCATCGCTCATGTAGTACGCACCGACAACCCGCACCAGACCACTGCGGCACAGGTGGGGGCGGCCACTTCGGCCGAGATGGCGGCCGTCGTGGCGCGCGCGGCCGCTCTGGAAACCGGCGAGGCGGCTATCCGTTGGGTACGCGCCAACGGCGCGGCCTATGTGGCCCGGACCATCGCCGACAAGCTTCGCGACGCCATCCACGCCTCGGATGTGACCCGGCCCACCGACGACGCCGCCCATGAGCGGCTGAACGAGCTGATGGGCAATGTGTCCGCCGAAGGTGGGGGCGTGATCTTCCTGGATGGGCGTACATGGCGCGTGGGTGGCCGGCTCGTCCAGCACGACAACGTCACGCTGATGGGCGTCGGTCCGGGTTTCGTGGTGGGGGGCAGCCCCACAGACTATGCCGGCACGACGCTGATGCTGGGGGACGGGGTGAACGATCACCTGCTGGTCTCCGCCAACTGGGAGGCGAACGACGCCACCCGCCCGAACCTCAACGGTGGCGTGAGCAACCTGACACTGCACGGCAACCGGGCGCAGAACCCGACCGCGCCGGACATCACACAAATGTTCACGACCAACTTCAGGTGGGACAATGTGGAGGTCTGGGAGGCGCGCGCGAACTGCTTCACCCACACCGGCTACACCCGCAACGGCACACTGGTGGCCGGCTCCATGCCGCACAACAAGTTCAACTGGGTACTTGCAGCCAACAGTGGGGGCTCGGGCCTCCGCATCATCGCGCCGGTTGGTGCGCCGCTCACAGATTATGCCATCGACGGTTTTGCCTTCGGGTTCCTGGACGGCTACGGCATCCATGCCGACAATGCTGGCGGCATGGACCTGACGGACGGCCGGACCTACCTGTGCCGCAAGGGCGAAATCCGCATCGCCGGCGCCACGTCCTTTACCATGCACGGGCTCAACATTCAGGTTGCGGCCGGGCGCGCGCCGGGTGCCCTTGAGCATGTGGGCGTGGATGTGACGCTGACCTACAATGGTCAGGCCAGCATCATCGGCAACCAGGTCTGGGCGCAGGCGGGCGACCCCGGCTTTCTGCCTCTGTCGGCGCATGAGGACCTGGTCGACAACGGCGTTCCGTTCACGTTCATCAGGATCCGCAAGGGCGCTCAGACCATCAACGGCGGCAGCCAGTGCGCGCACAACAACATCGTCTATGCGCACTCCAACGTCGACGGCGCATCGCCGCTCGCGCCCGGACAGGTTCGATCGGTGGTGCTGGAGGGCTGGCTGCCCGGGGATCAGGCCGTGCGGGTGGAGAGCATTGTCCACCACGGCTGCGCGGCCCCGAGCGGTAGCGGCATCATCGCCGGCTCCATCGACGCGGGACAGACGGCGGCTATCGCGCAGATCAACGGGCAGGCGCCGCGCAACCACATCGTCAATGGCCGGTTTGCTGTCGCCCAGCGCGGCGATGGCCCCTTCCCGGCCGGCGGCTACACGGTGGATGGCGTTCGGCTGGTGGTGGGCAATGGCGCGAGCTGCGCCGTGGCGCGCCAGCCGGCCTTTACGCCCGATGCGCAGCACTGCCTCGCCTGGTCGCGCACAGTGGCCGGCTCCTCGGTGTCGCAGCTGTCGCTCCCGCTCGATGACGTGCGGATCCTCGCCGGCCAGCGGGTGACGCTGACCTTCGATGCGCACTGGTCCGGTGTGGCGGATCTGGTGCTGGCGGCCTGGGGCTATCAGGTGCTGGGAACAGGCGGCTCGGCCCCCGGCTACGCCGTGCAGGGGTTCGTGCTCAAGCCCGGCCTGAACCGGCAGATCGCGGTGTCCTTCGACCTGCCGTCGATCGACGGCAAGACCATCGGAACGGCTCACTCCGTGTCATTCGGTATCGACTGGGATCACATCGATGCCAATGGCACCCTGAAGATCCAGCGCTTCCACCTCGATGCCAGCGCCTGCGATCAGCCGCAACCGGCTCCGCACCTGCCGGCGTCGGAGGTGCTGGCCGAGTGCCGCCGGCAATTCCAGCGGCTGGAAGTGAGCGCGATCAACGGCACGCTGCATCTGCCTATCCAGCGTATGGCCCGCACGCCCACGGCCAGCGCCAGCGCCGGCACGGTGGTGGTGAGGCCGGATGCCATTGCGCTGACCCACACGGCCGCCGCCGACGTGACCATCGACCTGACCTGCGAGGTGTGAGTGTGACCACGTTCAACGCTCCCCTCTGGCGCGGCTTTGACTGGCGCTCGCCGGAGCTGGTGTTCGTGACGGCGGGCACGCCCTCTCAGCCGCTTTTCCCGGGCACGGCGCGCTTTCGCGGCGCGGTGAAAACGACCGTGCATGACGCGCAGGCGCTGGCGCTGTTGACGACGGAGCAAGGCCACCTGTTGGTGACGGCGGCGGGCACGCTGGTGATCTTGCTGCCGGGCACCATGACGGCCGCGTGGCGGCCGGGCACCGTCGTGCTTGATCTTGTGCGGACGGACGTGAGCCCGCAGCAGCATCTGGGCACGCTCGTCAACGTCACGATCCTGCAGCCGCCGAGCGCGCCATGACGATCACGGTGCAGCAGCCGCCCGGCGTCGTGACCGTGCGCGTGGCGGAAGGGCTGCCGGCGCGGGTGTCGGTGCCGGTATCACCCGCCACGGTCACCGTGGTCGCGCGGGCGGAGCGCGGCGAGAAGGGCGAGCGCGGCCCGGCCGGCGCATCCGGCGGGGGCTATTACCACGTCCAGTCCATCCCGGCCGCCACCTGGGAGATCGAGCACGGGCTCGGCTTCCGTCCGGCCGTGGCCGTCTACGACAGCGCGGGCAATGCCTGCGAGGGCGGCGTCGCCCACCCGACACCCAACCGCATCGTCCTGACGTTTTCCGCCGCGTTCGCCGGCACCTGCCGCCTTGTCTGAGGATCGACCATGACCGTCCGCAACATTCTGAGCATCGTCAACTTCGGCCTTAACCCGGCGCAGGGCTTCCGTGTCGAGAACCTCGCGGGCGATCCCGTCGCCGGCAATCCGGGCCGGCTGATCTACAACACCAGCACCGGCCAGTTCAAATTCGACACCGGCGCAAGCTGGACGGCCGTGGGCAGCGTGTCGTCCGTGTCGTGGGGCGACATCACGGGCAAGCCGACGACATTCCCGCCTTCGGCCCATGGACACGCCATCGCGGATGTGACCGGGCTGCAAACGGCGCTTGATGGCAAGGTGGACGATAGCCAGGCTACCGCATTCGGCCTGTCGCTGCTGGACGACGCGGATGCTGCGGCGGGGCGCGCCACGCTGGGGCTTGGGACCGCAGCCACCAGCGCGGCCACGGCTTTCGCCACTGCAGCGCACACCCATGGCGATGCGGATATCACGGCCCTTTCCGCCGCCAAGCTTACGGGCACCATCGATCCGGCGCGGCTGCCCGCCACTGCCTTTCAGGCGCCCATCGTGTCATCGGGCGCCATTTCGGCTTTGACGGCGCCGCAGCAGAACGAGATCGTCACGGGCAGCCGCGTGGTAACCACGGACGGCCGCGAATGGGCCTATTCCGGGTCTGGCTCCAAGACGCTGGAAGCCAGCTACATCCAGATGGCTGACAGCACGCCCGAGTGGAGCGTCATCGCCAACAAGCCTTCAACTTTCGCCCCTTCCGCGCACAACCACTCGGCGGCCGAGATCACCAGCGGCACATTCGCCCTTGCGCTGCTTCCGGTGGCGCCCTCGGGCACCAGCAGCGCCACGCAGGTGGTGCGCGCCGATGACAGCCGCCTGTCCAACGCCCGCGCGCCCACGGCCCACAACCACACGTCATCCGAGATCACCGATTTCGCCTCGGCGGTGGACGCCCGCCTGACCGCTCAGGCGCGGGTCTTCCGTGCCACCGGGCCGTCCTCTGGTGGCACGACATGGGCCGTCACGCACAATCTGAACGTGGCGTCGGTGCATTTCCAGCTTTGGGATGTGGCCACGAACGCGCTGGTGGAGGCGGGCGCGACGCACACGAACAGCAACGTGCTGACGGTCGGCTTCGCGCAGACGCAAAGCGCCAACGCGTTCCGCATCGTCATCACGGGCTGAGCGGGCTGCCATGACGCTTCGCTCGCTCTCGCAGGCCACCGGGCCGGGCGGCGTGCCCGCCTTTGCCGTCGAGCCGACCCGGACCTATTTCCCGAACGGGCGTTTCGAGTACACCAGCGGGGCCGCGCCATGGTCGGCCTACGGGCATACAGCCTGGGGCCTGATCCTCGCGCCCGGCGCGGGAACGACGATCAATGTGACGCGCATCGAGGGCATCGTCGATGGGCACCAGCACGCGATGGAGTTCCATCGCACCGTCGCCGGCACGTCGATTACCCAACTGGTTATGGTCATCCCCAATGTCTGGGCATTGTCCGGCCAGCGCGCGACGCTGACGCTTGCGGGTGTGCGGTGGACGGGCGCGTCGCCGCTGCCGCTGCAGCTCTACCAGTACCAGTTCTTCAACGGCGGCGGGGTCGATACCTATGCCGCGCAATCCATCGACATTCCGGCCGGCGACAGCCAGTTGCTGGCGTTCTCCTTCGACATACCGTCCTGCGCGGGCAAGTTTTCCGCGGCGGGCTCTCAACTGCAGATCGGCTTCAACTGGCGGGAAACCGATCCCAACGGCACGTTGACGCTGGATGGCATCTGCATTGCCCGCAGCAACGGCGACCTGCCACAGCTTGCGCCGCGCCTGCCTCTTTCGCTCATTCAGGCGGAAAGCGGCGGTGCGCCGGGAGGCTCCGCGCCGGCGGTGCAGGATGAGGGGGCGGGCGTCGTGGCCGCCGCGAGCACGCTGAATTTCGTCGGGCCGGGCGTGACCGTGACCAACGGCGGCGGCGGCATCGCGACCGTCACCATCCCCGGCATCACCGTGGGCGCGACCGCGCCGGCGGGCCCCGTGGTCGGGCAACTCTGGGTGGATACCTCCGCATGATTACCACACGCGACCAGCTCATTGACTCGCTCGCCAACAAATCGAGCCGGATCGTCATCGACAAGGGCAGCCTCGGCAGCACGACCGTGGGCGGCTATCATTCGCTCTGGCGCGCGACGGGCACCCCCGCGCAGGCGGCGCTACCGACAGCGGCGGCCATACCGACGAATGCGACGGTGGGCGCGCTCAATTTCGAGCAGCAGACCGCGCCGGCCACGAGCTACCTCGGGCACATGTACGCCACCAGCAGCAACAACGCGATGGCGCTGGAAATTCGCGACCGCGTCGGCCACATGGGCGGCCTCAGCGGCACCGTGGTGACGGCGCAGAATGTGGGCCTTGATCTCCTGACGCTGGGGCTGCCGGCCGCACGCCGGGGCGATGCCAACTTCAGCGACGTGCAATGGTTTCTGGAATGGTTCGCCGACACCGGCGCGACCGCCAGCAATGCCACGATCAACGTGACCTACGATGATGGCAGCGTGGGCAACCTCGCGCTCATCGCCGTGGGCGCCACGGTGCGCAACAGCCGCATGCTGCCGCTCAACCCGGCCGCGAACGGGCGGTACATCCGGGGCGTCAACACCGTCACGCTGTCCGCCAGCACGGCCACGGCCGGGAACTTCGGCGTCACCGCAACCCGAATGCGGGCGGTGATACCGATGCCGTTGGCGAACTTCACGACCGTCATGGAATGGGCGCAGCTTGGGTTGCCCGAGGTGCCCAACGATGCCTGCCTGATGCTGAACGTCATCACGTCAACGACCACCACCGGCACGCTGCGCGCCGGCGGCAAGCTGATCCATGGCTGACGCCCTCCCGCAGGTTGACCTGCCGCGCGGCATCACCGGGGCCAGCGACCTGTGGGACAACGGCGCGGCCGGGGCGGTCCTCTCCGCCGGCTACTTCGGCTCGCCCACGCCAGCTTCGCCCCTGCGGGTGTGGACCGGCACGGCGTGGGTGCCCGCCACCCTGCGCGCGTGGGACGGCAGCGCATGGGTCGTGCGGCCCGTGAGACATTGGACCGGCAGCGGCTGGGCCTGATCCGGGCGGTCAGCGACAGCTTCACCACGGCAAAAATCGCGGCAGCTGCCTCAGGGTGACCCGCATCACCGTGCCGGCTCGAAGGACGTGCGGACAAGGATCGAAGCACAGTCGACGGCCTGTCAAGCCCCTTGGAGTAGTCCCATGCCCCTCGCCGAACGCTTCCACGGCACCCGCGTCTTCAAGGGGCCGGCCCGGGCGAGGCCGATCGCGACGGAGGATTACTCCACGGTCGGAGCCATCGTTGTCGCACCGAACGCAGACAATACCAGATTTCCGTTGAACACGGCCGTGACCATCTTCACCGCCGATGCCGCTGACCGCACGTTGTTGGGCACCGGCGGCAACGTGGACGCTGTCATCGATGCCATCGATGACCAGGCGACGGAAGAGTTCGGCAGCGCCGAGGTTCAGGTTGTCCGCGTCGCGGAGGGTGCCAATCTCGAAGCGACCATGGCCAACATCGTGGGGTCCGGCGCGACCTACACGGGCGTGCATGCTTTCAAGCGCATGACCAAGAAGGCCAAGTTTTATATCGCGCCGGGCTACACCTCGCAGCGTGTGGCCGGCCAGAAGAACCCGGTGGTGGCGGAGCTGCAGAGCATTGCCGGTCGCCATCGCGGCGTCATCATCGCCGACGGCCCCAACACCACGAAGGAGGCGGCCGAGATTTACCGGGCGGACTTCGCCAACGAGAAGCGGCTGTATCTCGTTGATCCGCATGTGCTGGTGGCTGGCTCGGGCGGCACGCCCGTAACGCAGCCGGCTTCCGGCCGCGTGGCGGGCCTGTTCGTGCGGCGCGACAAGGCGGAGGGTGGGCCACACGTCTCTCCCTCCAACCAGACCATCCAGGGCATCGTCGGCGTGGCCCGGCCCATTGCCTATTACGATGGCGACCCGGACAGCGAAGCCAATTGGCTGAACCAACGCAACATCACCACCATCATCGACAATGGCACCCTGTGGGGCAACGACAGCCTCAGCAGCGACCCGCTGGACCGGTACATCAACGTGATCCGCACGGAAGATGCCATCGACAGCGCCGTGGTGAAGGCATTCCGTTGGGCGATGGACAACAACCTCAACGTGCCACTGGCAGTGGCGATCGTCGAGAGCCTGGACGCGTTCCTGTCTGATGCCGCGGTGCGAGGCTGGATCATCAGCGGCAAGGTGGGGTTCGATCCCGACGCCAACAACAGCGCTAACCTGGTCTCGGGACAGCTGACCATCGACTATGATCGTGAGCCCTACGCCCCCCTGAACGACCTGCAGTTTCGCGCCAGTCGCAACCCCAACGCCTACGACCTCGTGTCTGACGGCATCACACGCGCGGTTCAACAGATCACCGCCCGTTCGCGCCGGCTGATCTACGGCGTCAACCTCGGCGCCTGACGCCGCATCAGGAGAGTTTCATGGCTGGCCTCAAGTTTCTGCCTGTGCGCGGCTGCAACGTGTTCGCGGACGGGATCAATGTCGGCATCATCAACACCGGCGCGAAACTGCCGTTGCTCAGCGAAACGGGCGAAAGCATCACCTTCGGCGGCTCCCGCGGGGCCGTGGAAATCATGACCTCGGCGGACGCCTGCGAAGTGATGTTCAGCATGAAGGGCATCGCGCCAGACATCATGGCCCAGTGGGGAGCAGGCTTCGGGGTGCGCAAGACCTACACCGTTCTGGCAGCGTTGGTGGATGAATACAGCCTCGACGCGAGCAAGCGGGTGGTGCAGTTGCAGGCCACCGCCATCGGGCGGCTTTCCAGCGTCGATACCGAAAAGTTCGAGGGCGGTGCCCTGCCTGGCACGGAGGTGGGGATCAAGAGCATCACCAAATATCTGCTCCGCATCGGCGGGCAGGAGGTGGCGCGCTATGATCTGGCATTGGGTGGCTGGCTCGACACGGGCGGGGTGCAGACCGAGATTGCCGCCGCTATCGGCCTGACCGTCTGATGTCCCTGCCTCCCGACCCCGATCTGGAGCCGGTGGCCGCCGCGCGCGCCGCCATGGCCGCTCTAGACGCCGCGGCCACGCCCGCCGGGCCGCGACGGCCGCTGGTGCGGCGGGCTGACCCGGATCGCTGGCAGACGGTGGTGCCGCTGTCCATGCCGCTGCTGGTGGACGAGGAACGGCTGGACAGCCTGACGCTGCGCTGCCTCACGGGACAGGAGCTGGTCGAGGTGCTGATGGCGCCGGAAGATGGCGCCAGCCTGAACATCCGCGTGCGGGCAGCCATGGCCGGGGTGCACTGGCTGGTGCTGGCGGAAATGGCGGCTACGGATGCCGAGAGGGTGGCGGCGGCCGCCCGCCCTTTCTTGCCCCCCAGTCTCGTCGAGGCCGAGGACGACCTCAGGGACGCGCTGGCGGACGAGAACTACCGCGCGGGCTGAGGCGGGTGCCGCTGCTGGCGATGGAGGTGGCGCGCTTTGCCGCCACGCCGCTGCCCGTGGTGCTCGGCTGGCCCCTGCCCCTGCTGTACTTCTGGCACGCCGCAGCGTGCGATCTGGCGGAGGCCTGAATGGCCAACCTCAAGGTTTCGCTCATTCTGGACCTGGTCAACCGGCTGAGCGGCCCAGCGAAGGCCGCTGGCCGCGACATACGGGGCGTGGGCACGGCCGCCAAGGAGCTGGGCAATGTGCGGGCGGGCGAACGTATCGCCCGCGATCTCGACCGCACCCGCGCCTCGGCCGAGCGCGCCGCCGGCGCCGTGCGCAACGTCCGCAAGGCCATCGCTGATACTGCCGTGGCCAGCGCCAATCTTGCCCCGGCCGCCCGCGGCGGGGTGGCGGGCGATGCCATCAGCGGGGCATTGGCGGCGTCCCGCGTGGCGCTGGGGCCGGCGGCGGCGGGCGTGGGCGTAGCGGGCGGAATAGCAGGCGGCGGTGCAGCGGCTGCGGTGGCCGCCACCGCGGCTTCGACCCGCGTGGCCATCAGCCGGGAAGCCGCCATGGCCGAGGTGAAGAAGAAGGTGGATCTGCCGGCCGGCGAAACGTTCGCCGGGCTGGAGCGGCAGATCAGCCAGTTCGCGATCGCGTACGGCCGCAGCTTCGAGGACGTGGCGAAGGTGGCCGCGGAAGCCGGCGCCACCGGGGTGGCCTTCAAGGATCTGGCAGGCTTCATGACACTGGCCACGAAGGCGAGCATCGCGTGGGATATGAGCACGTCGGAGGCGGCGCAAAAGCTCTTCGAGATCCGGGCGGCCACGGGCAAGTCGCTCAAGGAGCTGGAGGAATTCGGCGACAAGGTGAACAAGCTGGGCGACACCAGCGCGGCCAAGGAGAGCGACATTCTCGAGATGGCAAACCGCGCCATGGCAGCGGCGAAGGAAGCCGGGGTCAGCGAGGACGCCTCCCTGGCATTCCTGACCGCCATGCGTTCCGTCGGCATTCAGCCAGAGATCGCTTCGCGAGGCTTCAACGCGCTCGTCTCCACGTTGGCCACCGCCAACGACAGCAAGAAAGTGGGCGAGGGCCTGAAGATGTTGGGTCTGGATGCCAAGGCCATGGCCAAGGCGATGAAGACCGATGCCACGGCGGCCCTGCTGCAGCTTTTCACGGCACTGGAGAAATCGAAAGACCCCATCGCCGCCGCCGTCAAGATTTTCGGCAAGGAGTGGTTCGACGAGATGCTGCGCACGAAGGGGAGCATCGCCGAAGTGAAAAAGCAGTTGGAGACGCTGAGCTCGGCGTCCAACTATCGGGGCTCCATGAACAACACGTTGAACATCGAGCTTGCGACGACGTCCAACCATCTGAAGCGCCTCTCCGCGCTGGCCGGAGAGGTGGGCAACCGCCTGGGCAGCTGGTCGCTCGGACCCATCAACGCCGCTGTGGAGCGGCTGGTGCAGCTCCTCGACCAGGCCGACGCGAGGACGAAGAAGACCGCCGATCAGAAAGAGGCGGGGGAGGCGCTGGCCGCCGGACAGCCACTCACCCCGGAACAGCGCCAGCAGATGGCGAAGGACGCCAGCTTCCGCATCCGTGCCGAGGCGGCCGAGAAGGAAGCCATGGCGCGGCGCGTGAAAGCCACGGAGGGTACAGGCACGGTGATCCGCGGCCCGGCAGAAGAGGCCGCGCGACGGCAGATCGACGCCTTGCAGAAGCAGCGCGACGGCCTGGTGGCGCGCCAGCGCAGCCCCGCCACGCCCGTGTTCGAACAATCGTCGATCGCCAGCCAGCTGCGCGAGATCGACACTAGGCTGACCCGCATCCGCGGCGCACTACCCGACACCGACCCCAAGTTCGCCGCCAACAAGCGGGCGGACCGGGATGACTGGAACAAGGCCCGGCCGCGGCAGAGCGAGACCGCGGCGCTGATGGCCCGCCTGCGCGAAGCCGAGCTGCAGATCGCCGGCATCCGCGAGGCAAGCCGGGGCGCCGGTCCGCGAGACCGCGAGGGGTTCGACACTGACGCACGGGAGGCCGTGGCCACCATCAACCGCACCCTGCTGTCCATCCTGCAGAGCGCGGCGCCGGGCTCCGTGGCCCGCCAGCGCTTCGGCTTTGGCCCCTCGGGCGTGCCCGGGCCGGGCGAAGCGCAACCGGGGCTGCAGAAGCCGGGACGGCTCGGCTTCGGGTTCGACGGGCGGCCCGCCAACAGGACGCCGCTATCCAAGGGGCGGCTGCCCACTGCGCCCGCGAAGGACGCGCCGGCGGTGAACATCCGCGAGCTGTTCGAGGTGGATCTGGGCGCCGCGGGCATGACCATGATGGAACGGCTGCGCGCCGGCATGGTGCAGGGGCAGTCGGCTGTCGAGGGCGTGGCGGGCGCCACGGCCGAGGGGGTCAAGGGGCGCCTCGCCGAGGTGGATCTGAGCGCGGCCGGCCTCGCCATGATGGGCACGCTGGCGGCGGGCATCACCGCAGGAGGACCGCAGGCGGTGGCTGCCGCGGCGGCAGTGGCCGGGCAGGTGCGGGCCGCGTCCCTCGGGGGCACGACCCAGGCCGGCAGCGTGCGCAACCGCATGAGCGCCAGCCAGCATGACGGAGTGGGCTGATGCGTCCGCTGCTGGCCCTCGGCTCCTTCGTCTTTCGCGTGCTGCCACTGACGTTGCAGCAGATCGATGAGGAGAGCAGCGCCAACCATCCACCAAAACAACGCTTCGGCCGCGGGCCGTACCGGCAGTTCACGGGGCCTGGTGAGGCCACACAGAAGATCGGCGGGCTGATCTTCGACGAGGAGTTTGGCGGTTACGGCGAGTACATCGGCCTGAAGGCGATGCAGGCCACGGGTACGCCGGTGATGGTTGTAAGCTGGGGTGGTGGCGCGGCCTCGGCGCTGGTGCTGGGCCGCATGTGCATTCTCAAGGTCGGGGCCGTGCATACCTCCATTGGCGAGGGCGGCATCGGCCGCAAGATCGCGTTCTCGGTGGAGCTGGCGCGGGCGGGCGACGACGGCCCCGCGGGAGGGCTGTTCTGATGCGTGTGCGGGTGGCGCGCATGGGCGTGGCGCTGGACGCCCTGGTGCATGAGATGCTGGGCTCAGCCGACACCGCGCTCGTGGATGAGACGCTGCGCCGCAACCCCGGCCTCGCGCGGCGGCTGACCCTGCAGGGCCATGTGCTGCTGCTGGGGCAGGAGATCGACCTGCCTGACACGGCACGGACGGCGGCGCCCCAACCTGTCAGGCTATGGGACTGATGAGCGGCCGCCGTCCCATTATCCGGGTCACGGTGGATGGCCAGCCCGTGGGCGCGGGGTTCTACAGCCGTCTCATCAGCGCGCGTGTGCGCGACGAGGAAGGCCAGGTGGTCGATACGTGCGAACTGGTCTTCGATGATGCGCCGCCGCACATCGAGCTGCCGCGTCTGGGCGCAGAGATCCGGATCAGTCTCGGATATGAAGACACGATCGTGGTGGAACGCGGGCGGTTTCGCGTGGACAGCACACCGCTGCGGGGCAGCGTGCAGGCGGGCGAAACGCTGAGCGTGCACGCCAAGAGCGCTGATATGCGCAAGGACATGAAGGGCGAAGGGCGGAAAGCCTACAAGAACCAGACGCTCCGGCAGATCGTCGAGGTCGAGGCGGCGAAGATGGGCCTGCAGGCCGTGGTGGACCCGGAGCTGGGGGCAATCCAGTTTCCCTGGCTGCTCCGCTGGGACCAGAGCCGCATGGACTTCATCACCCGCCTGGCTGACGAGGTGGGCGGCATCGTCAAGCCCGCGGGCGGGCGGCTGATAGTGCAGAAGCAGGGCAGCGGGCTGAGCGCCTCTGGCAAGCCGCTGGCGCCCATCATCATCCACAAGGATGAATGCTCCGAATGGGAGATCAACCCTGACGGGCGCATGCAATACGGCACCGTCATCGCAACATGGATCGATCCCGCCAGCGGCAAGAGCCGCCGCGAGAAGCTGGAGACCGGCCTGAGCGGTCCGGAGCTGGTGCTTCGAGAGCCCTTCGAAACGCAGGCACGCGCGAAAGCCGCGGCCAGAGCGGAAAAGGAGCGGCGCAACCGCAACACGGCCAACGGCAGTTTCACGGTGATGGGGCGGCCGGAGGCTCAGGCCGGGGCACCGGTGACCGCGATTGGCTTTCGCGACGGCATCAGCGGCGAATGGCGGGCCACCGTCGTCGAAGACGTGTTCGAAAGCGGCGATGATGGCGGCTACGACACCATCATCAGCGTGAAACCGCCGAACGCGGGCAAGGCAGGGAAGGATGGATAGGGAAGGGTAGCGGAGGGCGCCGAAGCGCCGCCGGGCCAGCTCATGGGAAGGGCAACCCGGCCGGTGACACCCGAGAATAACCACCGCTCCGCCACCGCGGAGGGGCCGTGATTCTCGACAGGGGCACAAGATGACACTGATGCATGTGCGGCCGATCTCGCCGGTAACAGGTTATGTGGGTGGCAAGCGCCAGCTGGCCAAGACGCTCGTGCCCATGCTGGCGGGCATCGAGCATGGGCTTTACGCTGAGCCTTTCGTGGGGATGGGCGGTCTCTTCTTCCGAAGGGACAGGCGGCCGCCCGTGGAGGCAATCAACGATCTGAGCCGGGATGTCGCGACGTTCTTCCGCATCCTGCAGCGTCACTACGAGCCGTTCATGGACATGCTGAAGTGGCGCCTGTCCAGCCGCGACGACTTCGAGCGGCTCATGAAGATGGATCCCGACGCCATGACGGATCTGGAACGGGCGGCGCGGTTCCTGCAGCTGCAGCGGCTTTCGTTCGGTGGCAAGGTGGCAGGACGCACATTCGGCACGGCGCCCAGCCAGCCGGCACGTTTCGATACGGCAAAGCTCGGCCCGCTCCTCGAAGCCGCCCACCAACGTCTGGCCAGTGTCTGGATCGAGTGCCTGCCCTACGATGCGTTCATTGAGCGCTACGACAGGCCGCAAACGCTGTTTTTCTGCGATCCACCCTATTGGGGCAGCGAGCACTACTACGGTCGAGGCATGTTCGAACGCGCGGAGTTCGAACGGCTGGCGCAGCGTTTGAAGGCCGTTCGAGGTGCCTTCGTGATGACCGTGAACGATCGCCCGGAGCTGCGCGAGATGTTCGAATGGGCGGCCATCCGTACGGTGTCGCTGACCTACAGCGTGGGCCTGCAGCACAACGTGGCTGCTCAGGAGATCATCATAACCAACCGGCCGGGCGTGCTGATGTTCGCAGAAAGCTGAAATTCAGTTGCTCCAAAACCGAGTGTCCGCCACTCCAATTTTGAATGTCCCGCTACAGCGGCCAGCAGGGGCAGGCGAAGGTTGGGTGTTTCAGTCATGGCCGGCAGCTCCGATGGGGTCATGACACCGGTGTACAGGAAAATAGACCTATAGACAAGGCAGATCAGCCTATCCTTTGCCGCCGTTCGGGGGAGACCCGCATGACCGATGCGCGCTCTATGACACCGGGGCAGCCATGCAGCGGCCAGAATCGGAGACAGGTCGCCGTAGCAAATTTTTGCATCACCTTCTTTGCACGGAACCGAAGTTCCGTTGTCGCCGATGGCGGATAGCACGGACTTACTACTCCCAAGGGTGGATACTGGCCATCTCCTCAGTTTTGCCACACAACGTTGCCAAACAGACCCCGGAATTATGGTGCGGATACGCCACATTTCTGGCAGCCGGACCGGAACTTTTCGCAATGCGGACACATGTAAGGCAGACTCGGGAGTCGGTGGAGGGCTGACATCGGGTGCAAGCTGCCGCGAAAGTGTGCGCGCTTTGAAAACCGACAACTCAACTATGAATTTCGGAGCATCCCATGTTCGCGGAGGATCCCATGTCAGTCTCTGATCGACAACCCTGGGCGCAGAAGCAGGCAGTCTTCGTCGATGCCCTGCCCTTGCGCCGCGCTGCACTGGCGCATGTGCTTTCCGATTGGGCCCGCGATGCAGGGCTTGCCCTGCACGCCTTGGAGAAGTTGCCGGAGGCAGGGGACCTGCCGGGCGATGCTGTCGGCATCATCATCGTGGCGCCCAGCGGCGGGCTGCATGACATGGTTGCACTGGGTGATCTGGTGCGGCAGGTGGGCCTGCGCTGGCCCGGGCGGCCGCTGGTGCTGCTCTCCGATCATGATGACGCGGATACGGTGATCCTCGCCGTCAAGGCGGGTGTGCGCGGCTTCGTGCCGACCCGGCTGGACCCCGCCGTGGCCGTGCAGGCGCTCAGCTTCGTCGTGGCGGGCGGTGTGTTCTTTCCGCCTTCCGCGCTGCTGGAGCGGGGCCTGCGCGCGGATATCGCCGAGGGGCCGGGCGCCAGCCAGCCGAACGGGCGGGGAGAGGCGATCAATGGCCACCACCATGGGCTTGCGGCCTTGACGGCGCGCCAGCAGGAGGTGCTGCGCCTGTTGCGGCAGGGCAGTTCCAACAAGGTGATCGCGCGCCTGCTGGACATGCGGGAATCCACCGTGAAGGTGCATGTGCGGCAGATCATGCGCAAGCTCGGCGCGGCCAACCGCACGCAGGCGGCGCTGTATTTCGCCGAGGCGGACAAGGTGGCGGCGCGGCTGGCGCCCGAGGCCTATGGCGGCTCCGAGACGCCCTGCTTCACGCCGACCCTCGGTGCCCTGACCGACCCGGGCGGCACGCGAGCGGAGGCGCCGACGCCCCGTGGCGTGGGCGCCAGCCCCGAAATCCTCCCCGAACTGGCCAACGGCCGGGCCGGGCCGGATGTGATGGGTTACGCCATCGCCGCCGGCAAATAG